GCAAGTTTGATGTAATGGTGAGTTCCGAATCGTGTGTGATGTTAGAGGTCGTCAGGGTCTTGTCCGATCCCATGAGCAAGTTTGATGTAATGGTGAGTTCCGAATCGTGCGTGATGTTAGAGGTCGTGATGGTTCCAGATGTCGTCAGTCCACCTACATCAATTGTGGCAGTTGTGACTGCGCCTTGATCTGTCACGCCTTGAAGATTTGGTTGGGCCGCGGTGTTGCTAAGCAAACCTCCATCTCCTAACAACAAAGATGCGGTGAGTGTTCCATCAATTGTAGCTAGACCATTTACATAAAGATTTGCAGTAGCATTTATATTTGAAGACGTAATGATGTTAGCTTCGAGATTAGCCATTTGACCTGGTGTGGACGTGAGTGTTTCATAAACCAATGTTCCTACTGTAAAAGACCCCCCGTTATTGACGACTACGTCTGATGTAATAGTCACTCCATCTGATGCACCAATTGTCAATGGTGACCCACCTTGAATGTTGGAAACTGTAATGGTTCTGAAGGTTGCGTCGCCGTTATATTGGATGTTTGCTCTCAATGCTCCGTTTGTATTGTAAACTTGCAAACAATCATCATTTGGAATCTCAGAAGATATAAGTTGTATAGACGCCAAATTAGACACGTTGGAATTTGGTACGGTTACATTGCTGTCGTCTACATATAACATTGTATTACCTTTAGTCACAAGTGAAATTTGATTACTTCCATATACATTGTTGTTTCCAAATACAATTGCAGCAGGGCTTAGTCCCACCTGAGCCTCATTAACGATAGCTTTTGTATAAACATATTTTGCTGTAGTAAAACCTGGAGTTGTAAGGGCCAAAAAATCACTTGGATTGGTTGAACCAATATCGTGTATGAAACTATCACTTGCGGTTATTGTTCCTGAAGAATCAATTTTGGACGCACTTAAGGTTCCTCCTATGAAGGCGTCGTTGGTGACCGTGTTGAGGTTGGTGATCGTGAGGTTAGAGGACTGAATGTTGGATGCACTTAGGGTTCCCCCAATGAAGGCGTCGTTGGTGACGGTGTTGAGGTTGGTGACCGTGAGATTCGAGGTCTGGATATTGGACGCACTTAGAGTGCCGAGAACTTCATGAGAATTGGTGACCGTGAGGTTAGAGGTCTGGATATTGGACGCACTTAAGGTTCCTCCTATGAAGGCGTCGTTGGTGACCGTGTTGAGGTTGGTGATCGTGAGGTTAGAGGACTGAATGTTGGATGCACTTAGAGTTCCTCCGATGAAGGCGTCGTTGGTGACCGTGTTGAGGTTGGTTACCGTAAGGTTCGAGGTCTGGATATTGGATGCACTTAGAGTGCCGAGAACTTCATGAGAATTGGTGACCGTGAGGTTAGAGGTCTGGATGTTGGACGCACTTAGTGTTCCCCCAATGAAGGCGTCGTTGGTGACGGTGTTGAGATTGGTGATCGTGAGGTTAGAGGTCTGAATGTTGGACGCACTTAGGGTTCCTCCGATGAAGGCGTCGTTGGTGACGGTGTTGAGGTTGGTTACAGTGAGGTTCGAGGTCTGAATGTTGGATGCACTTAGAGTGCCAAGAACTTCATGAGAATTGGTGACCGTGAGGTTAGAGGTCTGGATATTGGACGCACTTAGGGTTCCTCCTATGAAGGCGTCGTTGGTGACCGTGTTGAGGTTGGTGATCGTGAGGTTCGAGGACTGGATATTGGACGCACTTAGTGTTCCCCCAATGAAGGCGTCGTTGGTGACGGTGTTGAGGTTGGTTACAGTGAGATTCGAGGTCTGGATATTGGACGCACTTAGAGTGCCGAGAACTTCATGAGAATTGGTGACCGTGAGGTTAGAGGTCTGGATATTGGACGCACTTAGGGTTCCTCCTATGAAGGCGTCGTTGGTGACGGTGTTGAGATTGGTGATCGTGAGGTTAGAGGTCTGAATGTTGGACGCACTTAGGGTTCCTCCGATGAAGGCGTCGTTGGTGACGGTGTTGAGGTTGGTGATCGTGAGGTTAGAGGACTGAATGTTGGATGCACTTAGGGTTCCCCCAATGAAGGCGTCGTTGGTGACGGTGTTGAGGTTGGTTACAGTGAGATTCGAGGTCTGGATATTGGACGCACTTAGAGTTCCTCCTATGAAGGCGTCGTTGGTGACGGTGTTGAGATTGGTGATCGTGAGGTTAGAGGTCTGGATATTGGACGCACTTAGCGTTCCTGTAATATTAGCGGGTCCTGATAGATAAAGATTTGATGTGTTAACGTTGGACGAGCTTAATGTACCTGTAATGTCTGCAGGTCCTGATACATAAAGATTCGATGTGTTGACGTTAGAAGAATCCAAGATCCCCGTCGCGGTCAAGTTAGTACCTCTAATTTCTCCGACAACGTCCAATTTTTTAGTTGGTGTAGTTGTTCCAATACCTACATATGCAGCTGGATGGACACCTTCTCCACCAGAAATGAAAAACACACTATTACCTTCATCTTGAAAATCCACTACGGGCTGAAGTCCTGTTTGATTTGCTACAATAGCGGGACCGGTGCCTGCATTTTGAACATTCAGTGCAAATGACTCTGTACTAGTTGACGTAATTGTGACAAAACCTCCTGTTACTGACAAATTTCCAGTGATCAATACATGATCTGAAACGCTCAGACGAGGTGTCGTCATACTCAAAGCAGAAAGAGTGCCAGTGACGTCAGCAGGACCGCTGACATACAGATTTGATGTGGCATTGATATTGGATGCTGTAACACCGGACGAGGAGAGATAATTTCCAGCTCCTGTAATTGTAATATTTTCAGAAGATGTAAGTCCCGCCGAAGAAATAGTTCCATCCACTATGGCATTCCCTGTTATGGTTGCATCGCCTACAACGGTGAGATTGGTAATCGTGTCTGCCACGAGATTCGATGTTGATACAGTAGCAGCAAAAACCGTACCAGTGGTTGTTAGTCCCGTTGTTGTGACAGTTCCTGTCACTGGATCTGATTTTAGATCTTTATTTGAAGTTAGGTTAAAGTTCCCGTCACTCAACTGAATGACACCTCTCTTCCCTGAAGCAACAATCCCTCCATCAAAATCAGAAGAGTTGTCTATGGAACTCATTACTATTAATTAAAGACATAAAAACATATTCAACTAATAACGATGGACAGGTTCGACCCTCAGAATGAAAAGCATGTTCACTGGCTGAAGGGCTCTTTTGAGAAGATGGAGCATTACACTTCACCCGAATCTCAAAAGAACGGCAAGGAGTTTGTCCGTTACGTAAACTCTAATCCATTTGGGTTAACTATTAACGCCAGCAACGTCATGGACTGGCCGATGATCCACTCGATGATCGCCACAAAGTACGCGAAGGCGGTTCTCACTGGTCAAGCCTGGCTACCCTGATCTCATAGCCAGGAAACGTGTGACCGACCTCTGAAAGGAAATTTTCCATGATTTTGGTTCCTTGATTTGACATGAAATCAACGTAGATCATTTGTTCTTTGTGATCCACCTTGATGGGTATTCCAATACTTCGCAATCCATCGTAGTGGAAGGGGTTCACTGGCACTTCAATGGTAGTTGTCTCCATAGTTTAGTCTACAATGCCATGTTAGTTTTAACCCTGTATCCTTTGTATATCTTCTTTGCCTTCTTGACACATTCATCATGTAGATCCCCAATGAAGTATCTGGACATCGTGACAGTCACCATTTTTTCATGGTCATCCACCTGGGCGTCGAAGTCAATAGTCCTGATGCCCTCAAATTCCAGGGGTGAAACTTCCATGGCGATCGTCTCGTGTCTCATACTTAAAAATATAATGATTTTTATTTTTAAATATGCTCTACTACAGTTGCTTGTTCAGGAACGTGCCTGCGTACATGTTCAATAAGCGCACCGAACTGAAGAGACCCACCAAGAAGATGATTGAAAATCCTCACGAGCATGTCCACGACTGGATGGAGCACGAGGAGCTCTATTCTCGTCTTCACGATCAAAAGGTTCGTGAACAAGAGAACAAACTGGATGCCATGGAGTTATTCTGTAAGGAAGAACCTCATGCTCTAGAGTGTAGGATTTATGATGTTTAACGTTGTGCCAGCGACATAGCGAATGGATTGTTGTCCAATTGTTTGACAGCAAGGCCCAAGTTGTTTGTCCTGAAATCTGCATTTCCCTTGTAGGCATTGTTATTCTGCTTCCAAGTGATATCGTAATTTTGGGCGATGGACTGGTTTCCGGCGCCTCCCTCTACGACCGTGGAAAGACTGTCGCGGGTCTTGGTGATTTTGCCCTGAACTTGTGTGGCCGAGCCGCGAACGTTCATGCGGCCACCCGGAGGCGTGTAGCCCTTGTTGCCGCGTTCGGCGGGACGCAGAAGGATAGTATTTTGGGTGTTCTGGTAGGCACCTTCGAACGAGTGGATTCCGGGAGCAGCCACGTCGTTGGTTCGCGCCACAAAGTTTGCCTTGTTGCGCGTAGGAGTGTCCTGATTTGTTGCAGAGGATACTATGCGTTTAGGTGCACCAAACTCAAGACCGTCCATGCGGGTCGTGGTTTCCGAGCGGATGGTGGGTCGCTGCGTCTTCACATACTGTTCGCGTTCGCGCTGTCCGGTGAGCATTCCACCCTGACCCTGCGCGCGACCCTGTTCCAGAGGACGCTTTCCCTCGGCGCCCAAAAGTTGGTATGTCTTCTCGGGGCGGTTCTGAGTCACCGTTATACGCTCTGCCCCACGGTCAACAAAATCCTTGGCGGGACCCGACCTGCCCGGAAGAGTGGTCAGGCGATAGGCACCGACATTATTGGGCATCACGCGGAACTGCTGCTGATAGCCACCGTAGGCGGGAACGTTGGCCGGGACGCCGATACCGGGACCGACGAACCTTCGCTCGGCGGACGACAGATTGTTCATGCGACTCGAGACATTCTGGCGATCATACAGATTATATACGGGCTGTCCAAACGGGAACTGTGCATTGGGTGCTGTATCTTGAAGGGTTGCCACGACCTCTTTCTTAGGGTTGATGACGCCACCCATCGGATTATTTGGATTGAACGTCCCGGTGAACAGATCCGTCACGGCTGTCAATTCCTGGGTTGGAGTATTCACATTGTTGCCAAAAAACGGCAATTGCTGTGTCTCCCGGTTCGGAACGGGTGCTGGAGTAAAACCTTCTTTGCGGTCACTGCTGGCGATTTGACGACCCGCCACAGCAATCCCTAACAAGGCCACAAGACTCAATGGGTCCATATTAAAACTAGGGTAGATTTAAATTAGGCTGGATAACGACGATCAAAAACGGCGTTCTGAACATTCGCCCGGCTGCTCGCGGGATCCCACGACCGAGTACGAAGAGGCACCGAGCAAGACATCTCCATTGAAGGGAAGTCGTATTGGCGACCGGCATAGCCCTTCTTGAAGAACGTGCTAGACTGAGGCCGGAGCATGTCCTCGACCAGAATCAGATTTCCTGGAGCCCCCTTGCCAGCCATGTAAGGGGCCGTCCCGTAGAGGGGTGTCGAAGCGCGACCCGAACCTGCATAATTGAGGTTGCTGACTACCGGAGGCGCGATCACGTGATCGTAGGCGCAATCCACTGGCAGACTCTCGGCATCCAAAAGAACCTTTGACGTGTTGAGCTGATAAGCCATATTACTATCACCAGAGATTTTAACTAGTGGTGCCACCGAAAGTTCCTCTGAGCTGCTGAAGTTCGGGCATCCTGGACTGTCCAAACATTGACGCGTCACTGGGATAGCAAGCATCGGTATTATCCCGACAGACCTTGTTCATCAACGGGGCATAGGCACCGCGAAGGAATGCGCTCTGATCGTTGGGGATGGTCGTTGACGGCATGCTGTAAAAGGCACGGGACGCCTGGTTTCGGCTCGAATAGACGTCAGCCTGGTCGGTGGGAGTGCCGTCGTTCATAAACTTCTTCACCTTGTCCTTGACGGTCGGGTAATAGCACGCCGCCGTTCGCTTCGGGTTGTCCACGTAGTCCGAAATAAGTACATTGGCCATGGGATTTTCCTTGGTCGGTTGCTCGCACGACTGCCCTGGGGTGGTCGCGTTGAATCTGACCCCCTCCTCCTCGAACGAAGCTGGTCGCATGCCTTCCTTGATGCCTCCCGCCAGAAGCATGGAAGCCATGACCATGATAACCGTGAGACCCAGGTAAATAACCCTGATGTCGCGATTGATGACGTAAAGGATCGCCATGGTGTAGAGGATGAACCTCGTGGCGGCATTGAGCCTCTCCACGGGGGTCTGCTTGGCCAAAGGCCAAAAGAGTAGCACCTTGTTCTTGGCAAACAGATGCGATGGATTTCTAAACCACGGTTGTTCCATTCTTATTTATTGACTAGTTATTTTTTTCACTCGGATGCACCGGGTGGCTGCTGAAGAATCTTGCTCAGATTTCCCATGAGCGGGCCAAGGGCGCCCATGATCTTCGCTTCATCGAGACCTCCCTGACCGTCGCCGAACTGCTGCTCGACCTTGGAGGTCATCTCCTGCATCATCGCCGGGTTCAAAAGATTTCCAAGGATACCGGCAAAGGGGTTAGACTCGGCGTCGACATCTTCGCCCTGGGGTGCAAACATCTTATTGATCATTTCGGGTGAAAAGTCCATCTTGGTTTGGCGGGACGCCTGGATCTCCTCCTCGCTGACGTTGTTACCGAGCACGTAGAGACCCTGAACATACTGCCAGATCGCCGAGCGACTTCCATCCGAAAGCTCAGAATTCCACATGGACTCGAGGTCGAGGGTCTTCAAAATTCCATAGCTACGCGAAAGTTCCTCGAAGATCTTCTCATCCTGATTGCGAATCAGATCTTCGTGAGGCTTCACATTTTTCATAAACGTTTCCAGACATACACCAGCATCCTTCTTGATCAGCATGCCGACCGTGTTCCTGTAGGTCTTCACAATGGTATTCTCTGGGAACGTGTGAGCCAGTTCATCCACAAACTGTAGAAGAAGTTCGTTAAATGTATCTACACTGGCCATTTCGTACTATTTAAAAGGAGTAAAATCTTTAATTACATACCGCGACTAACTTCTGGAAAGGGCGTCTCATAAATCTCCTCGCGCTGAGAGATGCCGAGATAGACGATCGCGCCTACCAGAATGGCATTCAGAATCGCCGGTTTGATCATGTCCGCATTCCTGGGAGGCGCCTCGCGATTGATACGGGCGACCAACTGGATGTAGGCCATTGTGACGACCGCACCGACCAAAGCCGCGATCAAAGGATTTTTAAGCGAATCGCTGATCATTATTACATAAAGCAGATTTTAGTATGTTTAACGGTTCGCATTGGGATTTATAGAAAAATCTTCTTCTTCGTCCATCGGTGTCATGGGCGCCCTCCTCATAATCTTGTCGTTGAACGTAAAATTCTTGGTCTCCTGAGGTGGTTCCATGTCCGGTTCTTCTGATGCCATTTCAGGTTCCGGTTCAGGTTCCGGTTCCTGTTCAGGTTCTTCGTGTGATTCCTCATCATATTCACCTCCCACGGGAATCTCCCCCTCGCTTGGAAACATACCAGTCTCTTCTTCCATTGGCTCGGGCTCAGGCTCGGGCTCGATCGTCTCACCGTTCATGACGTCCACGGCATTCTTGTTAAGGTAGGTCTTCAGGATCTGATTGATCGGAAGCATCTCCTTGACCGTCTCTTCGACCACCCCTTCCATCCGCTTGATGAGATCCTTGCGACGGTCGTTCCTGCTCCCGACCTCCTGATAGATGTAGGGATCCTCATAGATCCGCTTGGCGACGTTGGTGTAGACGCCCAGCACGAAAACGTCGTTGGTGGGAATCTTGAGAGACACCTTGCGCGAGTCCTTGGAGAGCCTGACCGACGAAATGATCTTGACCGTGGCCACGAAGCATGCCGCCGTCATCTCATCCAGGCATCCACCACACCTATCCACACACTTGCCGACCTCTGAATCGATCCGATAGTTGTTCCACTTAGGGATATTGGCGAGTTTCTCCTGAAACATTTTGAGCGTGTTGCGTCCCTGGGTCTCCACCTTGGCTTCGGCGTAGAGCGAGTCCATGCAGTCCAGAGCGCTGGGCAAAATTGTGGACGAAAGTTGGTTCAATAGTTCCTTCTTGGCCTCCACAAGAACATTAAGGTTATTGTCCATAGTTACTGATAAAATGTATTTAATTCAGCGATATTTGTCCGCGGCTTTTTTGAGGTTCGCGAGGGATGCAAACTCATTTTCCGGCTCTTTGGGCTTGGACTTGGGCTTGGAACTGGACTTTTTGGACGTCTTGGGGTACCACGAAACAAACAATTGACCATTTTCATATAATTGTGTGAAGAAACCGCCGTTGATGAATTGTCGCTCGACGTACTGGGCGGCCTTGTTCAGGTCAAATGAAGGGAATCCTATAAGGAACGAAGGCACCTGAACCCAAGTTTCGTGCAGTCCCAAATCAGCGACTTGCCTCACCTTGGTGCTGGCGCGTTCGTAAATCTCCGTATAGAGTTTCTTTTTTAGCTCTCGTTTTCTGTGGTCGATCTGTTGAACTTCGTCCACCCTCAAGGGCATTTCTATTAATCTTTTAGTTTTTACTAATTCACATTTGTCGTATCCTCGTCTGGATTATTGGCGAGCCACTCGGTTGCAGCGGAAACGGTCTTACTATACCTCATGTCTTCGCCATCGCCCCACTTGTCCTTGATCGCCTTATCGACAAGTGCCAGGGCGCTCTTGTTGGGCACGTTAGAGTTGGCAATGGTATCGTAGGGCATCCATTCGCCTGCAGTGAGTGTATCCTGAAAAGCCTTGATCTTTTCGCCGTTCTTTAAGGGCTGACTGGTAATACCTTGAATCTTGATGCCATCCTCATCTCCAATGGCAATAACGTCCACTTCGGTACCGTAGAAGCGCTCTGTTTCAAGAAGCAGGAAACGGCATCGGTACGTCGCTGGAACATTATCAGGAACCGTGGAATAGTTCTGATCTCGCTTGAGTTGATCAAGGTAGTTGATCAGTGCGGTTCGAGCTAATTGTTCTTGATCAGTGCCGTCTCCGTCCCTGGTGAGTAAGGCGTTCTTGTCACGAGCCTGAAGGAACTCGACATATGAATCATAAACGTCTGGGCGTTTCTGTTTGAGTTCGCTAATCTTGTCCGGTGAATCAAACACTTGAATGAAGATAGTTTCAATTGGGAACATTTTCAGCCCTTGTGTATTGAATATTTCATTGACGGTGGCGTCCAAAATCTTCTTAATCATAAATGCTTTGATCGATACATCCTCTACTGGGTTTCCGGTAATCTCGAGATTACCTTCTGTTATCACACCGGTGACGGCGGGACGGAATCCAGCGAACCCGCGATCCCACCTGAGTCCCTCGCGGTTCATGACAAGGTATCCCACAATCGCGACAACCAGCACGATGAAAAATATAGTCTGCATACGCATCTTATATACTGGTGCGAAATTATATCCCCTGATAAATTCACCAACGCTTGTAAGAAAGCATGTTTGCCATCATGTTGTACAGTCCACGCTGTCAACACTGTCTTGAGATATTCAATCTATTGGATCAATGTCCTATCAAGGATCAGATCAAGTACCAAAACATTCACGAAGAATCTGTTCCAGAAGATTATCGCAAGGTGCTTACCCATGTTCCAGCATTGATCACCAAGGACGGGAGACCTTTGATGGGTCCAGAAGTCAAGCAGTGGGTTCTTTCCATGATGCCAAGTGAAGTGGAATCCTTTGATCATTCGGCATTCGCATCATTTGATGGAAATCCCACTTCGGCACCAGGTCTATTTGATCTTGAATCCTATGGCGCTCCGCTGGCGCCTCTTATGACACCCGAGTTGGAAGCCAAGATAAACAAGAAAACCACAACTAACTAAATGATCACAAACCCAGAAGAAGTTCCAAAGTCACTTGGAAATACATATTCGTATAAACAAGGATACAGTTCGTGGAAAGAATTCATCAAGGAACGTGGGGACTCTGGATTCAAACAATTTCTTGAAGATCTTTATGTGCGCGAATTAAAGAAAACGCGCAATGATTCTAGTAAATGTTCTTGAAAACTATTCAAGCAACTGCATTTAAAAACATCTTTGAGGTTCTCAAAGACATCCTCAACGATGTTAATGTATCTTTTAGCAAAAAGGGGATTCACATGTTGACCCTAGACAATGCTCGCACTGCTATGGTAGAACTATTTCTGGATGGTAATCAATTTGAAGAATATTCATGTGAAAATGAAATTATTGTTGGTATTAATACCACAAATGTTTTTCGTGTTTTGAAGTCTGTCACAGTAAATGATGTACTGGTAATGAAGATTGAAGAAAATCATGTACTAAATATTTCTATTGAAAATAGTACAAAAAAGAGCAAAAGTCATTTCAACCTTCGACTCTTGGACATAAACGACGAGATGTTTGAAGCACCAAAACTCGTGGTAATGAGTATTACAACTTTTCAGACCGTAGATTTTCAGCGGTTGTGTAGAGATATTTCGCATATTGGTTCTGAACTTGTAATAGAGAGATCATTCAAAAAGATTGGGTTCCGATGCACTGGTGACTTTGCAGAACAGTACACTGAATATGACATCGACTCTGATACCACCAAATTCGATTCTATGAAAGATGTATTTTCACTTAAATATCTAAATCTTTTCACAAAGGCAACATCAATGTGTTCCAATATGAAACTTCACCACCACGGAGAGGAGATGCCTCTCGTCCTGGAGTATAAGGTTACTTCACTAGGTGAACTTAGATTCTACTTGGCACCAAAGTGCGAGGAGTAAGTTCTTCATTCTTCTTAATAACAATCTTTTTACCAAACATATAGACGTGCCACTCATCTGGTACCTCTTCATTGGCATCAAATAGATCCTCCATACGGATGTCTTTGACGTTGTGAAAGTCCGACCTCGGTCCGGCGTAGCGCAGAAATCGAGCTGTATCCCACATCTTCACTTCGCCATTTTCCATGACTGCCTCGACCTTGTTAATCATGATCGGCCCTTTCATTCCTTCCGATTCTTCAATATCACGTATCCTGCGCATAGGGTCTCTGGTCACCATAGAATAAGGTGCACCGCGGTAGGTATATTCCTGCTCATAACGAATGTTCTCAACACACTCTGGCTTCTTTCTACGCAACACGTAAATGGCATCCCTGAAGTCTGGATAGTAACACGTGATATAGGTCTCTCCTGAGTTCATCAAAGGCCAGCCCTCCATAATTCGCTTCCACTCTGGCGAAGGAAAAAGACAATCTTTTTTTGTATTAATATCATAGATCATTTTCAAAGGCATAGTTACCTTATAGGGATCCTCGTTATACCACCACCCGACAAGCTTGACGAGAAAATTATACATTTAAAGTTATAACGATACTTTTCTTTAAATGAGTTTACTCGAACGATATAACACAAAAATCAAAGAATATGAGAATGATCAAAATGCTTTACATGAATACATAACTATGGCATCCCCTTATATAAAAAGATATCACGAAGAGAATTGTCGTCGTGATATATTTTTAGAATATATGCGCGTAGTAGAACAAGATATTACACAAGCAATTGATACAGACTTTAATACTACAGATACAATAAACAAAAACGATAATTGTAAAAATTGTAATTCTACAAATGTGCACGAAAATGAGACCGAAGGAGAAATCGTATGTCAGGATTGTGGTTCATGCGAGAGTTATATAGCCACCAGATTATCCTACCAAGACGAACAGGACATTTCAAAGAATACTCAATATTCATATAAAAGACAGAATCATTTCAATGAATGGGTTCAGCAATTTCAAGGTAAAGAAACGGCTAATATTCCAGATGAATTGATAGAACAATTGCGTTATGAACTCAAGAAACAGCGTATTGAACAAGTATCTAAAATAACTCACGCCAAGGTACGAGGCCTCTTGAAAAAAATGCGCCAAAATAAATACTATGAACACATCCCTTATATTGCCAATATTCTTACCGGCGTGAGACCGCCAGAAATGCCGATCGCTCTCGAAGAGCGTCTCAGACTCATGTTCAATGAAATACAGGAACCCTTTGACCAGGTGTGTCCCAAGGATCGCAAGAACTTTCTGAGTTATCCATACGTTCTTTACAAATTCTGCGAACTTTTGGGAGAAGACCAGTACCTTCCCTACTTTCCACTTTTGAAGTCCAAGGAAAAACTCACTCAACAGGATGTCATATGGAAGGACATGTGTGAAATTCTCAAGTGGGAATTTATTTCAACAGTATAACTAGCAAGGATGTCGTCCTACATGAGACTGAATGATGGAATTTCCATCAATAAGATAAATCCGTACGCCGACCCGATGAATTTTACGCCGGGTGTCCCTCTGGGTGGTGCTTACAAGGCGGTATATAAACCCTCAGATGAACCCCAGGTGGCGCTTGTTAACGCCGTTCGCCCCGTAGGGGATGCGCTCGGAGGACCACTTGAAACCCACATGACAGAAACGAGTCAGGGGTGCGAGAAGACCATCGCCGCGGGGTGGAGAACCCCGTACTACTGCACACCGGGATCTCAGAATTATCCACTGAACAGGAAACCAGTACCAGAGCGAACATATTCACTGCCTCCTTGGAACGACACACCCAAACCCAACGAACCCATCACCGTAAAAAAGGAGGGCATGGTCGGTAGTATGGACGCTGCAAACTTCGCGGGTAACGCTGCTTCAGCTATACTCATAGCCCTCAGTATTATGACGCTCGTCAAATTTTTGTAATTTTGACGCTCTCTATTTTAGGGTTTCGTTTTTCTATTGTATCCCTCTCGAACTGAATTTTATTCAGGATACCTGGGCACTCGTGAAACTCCACTTGAATACAAGAGGTACACAGAGACGCGTGATCGCAGTAAGCACATGGAACGCAGATAATCTTCTTTCTTTTACAGTGACCACATCTCATATTAAAGAAGTGAGGAGTCTTACTTTTAAATATGGAAGCCAAAAACTTTCGAACCTTTCTTGGAAACGTCATCAAAGCGCGTGATGAAATCCAGGAACCTAAGCCCACGTTGCCTAGAGTGTCTACGATGACGGTCATGGGAGGCAGGGATGGCATCACGACCCCTCTCGCGACTTTCAAGGAGAAGTTTGTCGACGGGACCGGTGGTTGGAACATGGGAACAACCCATTTCAACAACTCACTGACACTGTCAAAGGATGTCGGCGAAACCAAAAAGCGCTCTGTCAAGTTGTTTCCGAACGGGAAGATTCACGTGACAGGATCATCTACACCAATGGAAGGACTGGAAATCATCCAGGAGATCCAAAAAATAGTAGATGAGGTCTTTCCCGAGACCAAAAACAATCCCGTGTCACCCATGGAAATACAGATGATCAATGCAACGTTCCGTCTCCCTCACGGCATCGATCAGATGGCTTTGTTGGATCTTTACAAGAAACACAAAAAGTTTGTGAAAAAGCCATCTTACAGTCCAGAGACTTACTCGGCGGTGAAAGCCAAGATGTTCAACATGACGGTCAGTGTTTTTAAAACCGGTAGCATCGTAATGTCGGGCGCCAAGAATTTCAAGGATATCGCCATGGCATACAAGTTCTTGATCAGAATTCTTTATGATCCACTAGTCGAGGGGGACTTCATAAACTTCAAGGAAAAGAATGACAGAATGGTACATCAGAAAGAATCATTCCACCAGAGGATCAGAGATTTTTATCTACTGAATAAGTAAAAGATGTCTCAGCGTCTTGGTATGGCCGATGGTCGCGCCTTCACTATTTACACCTCTAACCAGCTGATCAACGATAAGATCATGGCTGATAATGGTATTGCGTATCCTCTTAACTACCAGTACCGCCAGCTGATCACCAAGATGGGTCCTGATCTGCTCAAGCCCATCACCGACCTTCAGCGCGTGGGTCCGGTGCCCTCCAATAGCATCACTCGGTGCTTCTCGGCGGATGTCCCGCTGCTCAAGGTCCCCAAGACTAATTAAATAATAAACTCCTTGAAATTCCATTATGGACTACGTAAAGCAATTTCAAGATGCATGTGCCGCTATGAAGAAGGACGGAACTCTTACCCAGGAGAGGATGACCGTCGCCTGGCTCATGTTTATGCCCAAGGATCAGGCCGAAAAGGCCGTCAATACTGCTAGAAAACTTAGTTCGCGTAAAGCAGAGCCCCCATCCCGTTCTGGACCCTGAGAATGTTGTAATTGACCGCATAGATAGGACCATTGATACTTGAATCGTTGATGAGTTTGATCGAATCCATGCGCGAAAAGTTGCACGTTCCGGTGGGCTGGAGCTTGGAGGCATCCAGACAGAAGGGGATCATCAGTTTTACATTGTAGTATCCAGTAGTACTATTGGCTGCATCCGTTCCAGACTGAGTCTGATGATGATAGGCCGAAACCGCAGTGTAATGTGGAATCGCTTGCTTCTTTTCACCTACATCCGTACCGTTAAGCTGAAGAAGAACCTTTTGGTCTGCAGCAAACGCGCTTGCGGTGGAAGCAATAAACTTAACCGGGTGATTGAACGGAAGTTCGGTCGTCTTGTTATTCGGCGCCGGGATATTCTGTACCTGATGAATAAGCATATCCATAGGTCGTTCAGACATCATGCGACGCTCGGGCTCGTCCAGAAAAACATACCTGGACCATGCCTCGATTGACGAACTGCCAACAAGAATGGCATCTGTAGCCGTGTAGGTAAGAGAAGTCGCGCTATAGTTTGGCGATCCGCTGTCCGCAAGAACATCTCCGGTAATCAGACCAGCTCCATCAACAGTATATCCTGTGATACCGGCGGCAGTGAGTGCATCCCTAAGAGTAACTCCAGTGTCAGCCTCCACTGCATCGGCGGCTGCTTTGAATGTAGACTCAAGTGTGGCGCGATTGGGGTAGGTGTTGGGCGCTTCTGTTGCAGTAAATCCAACAGCTTGTGCAGCCTTGTAGTTGGCAATCGCGGTCGTGATGGCTGTATCCAATGGGCTGATGTCGGTGCCCCAGTAGATTCTCATCTCCACATCGTGGTACTGGAGGGCAATCAAGGGGAGTGCCGACTGCCAGTTCTCAGAGAACCAGAATTTGATAGGGTAAAAAAAGTTGGTATTGTCTTTACCACTTGGACCTGGACCAAATATACTCTTAGAAAGTGTATTCGCCATAATTTCAGTGGAAATGTAAGCCGAAAAATCATAGTCCTGAGAGTCAATTTTTTGCCCTCCAATGTAAAGTTCGATCTTATCTATCATAGTGGACCATGTGGGTTGTATAACAGTATTATAACTATTTTTAGCCATAAGGTAAACATAAGAAAGAAGATCACCCTTGCGTTCAAAGCGGATCGTCGAGAATCCGTTATTTTTAGGAACGCCTTGAATGACCTCCCGTTCAATCACACTGGAAAAGTTCGAGTGACGTTTGTAGGATGATTGAAAAAAGCTTATCTCGGGATTTCCGACGATATGTGCATCCTGGGCACCGATCGCCACCAATTCTGCAAGTCCTCCCGACATATTACTAATAATACTTTAGATATTTAGTTCGCGTATAGCAATCCACCCATGCCGTTCTGGACTCTGAAAATATTGTAATTAACCGCATAAATATCGGCATTGATTGCAGAACTGCATACCAACCTGGCAGAGTCCATGCGCGAAAAGTTGCAGGTGCCTGTGGGCTGAAGCTTGGATGAGTCCAAACAGAAGGGAATCATAAGAGTCGCAGATTCAAACCCTTCACCTGGATCCGTGCTACTTGGGCCATATGGAACGTGATAGTAACAAGATACCTGGTTGTAGTGAGGGATCGCTTGTTTCTTCTCTCCGACATCCACACCGTTGAGCTGGAGAACGACTGTGTTTGATGCGTCGAAAGCGCTTGCGGTCGAAGCCAAGAACTTGACGGGATGGTTGAATGTGAGATCGGCAGTCTTCAATGAGGGACTAGGAATCCGCTGAACCTGGTGAATCAACATTTCCATAGACTTCTCTGCCATTGACCGACGCTCATCGGCATCGAGGTATACGTAGCGAGCCCAAGCCTCGATGGTGTGATTGGCGGGAAGACTGGAGCTCCAGTAGATCCTGCACTCCACATCATGGTACTGGAGGGCAATCAGAGGAAGCGCAGACTGCCAGTTCTCACAGAACCAAAACTTGAAGGGATAAAAGTACCCATCATTTGAACCAGATACGTCCGGTGTTGGTCCGAAGTTGGTCTTAGAGAAAGTGTTTGCCATAATATCCGTATGAATCTTGGTCGAGTATTCAAAATTTTGAGTATCGATTAACTGCCCACCAATATACAATTCGACCTTGTCCACGATCTCATTCCAGTTAGTATTGGTCACCGATCCTGCGGCGCTTACGTTACTGAGATAGACGTACGAAAGAAGGTCACCCTTGCGCTCAAAGCGGATCGACGAAAGTCCACTCGCCGACGGGGTGTTCTGAATCACCTGACGATCAATCACGCTAGAAAAATTAGTGTGACGTTTGTACGATGATTGGAAAAATGACACCTCTGGGCTACCGACCAGGTGACTATCCTGAGCCCCCAGTGCTACCAATTGCGTAATGCCACCAGACATATTTCAGTTATTACTATTGGACAATAAAATATTAACAAATATTAAGACGTGGTCATTTTTCCATAGAGTTAGGTACAGAGACCTAATCGAATCCTGGTGAGTATCATTCTTGATTGACTCAACTCCCACCACACCTCGACCTCGTCACCGACCTTGTAGTCCATGATGGGCTTGAGGTCGTCACACTGAATTTTATACGGCCTTCCGTATCGCCATGGCACCTTCAACTGGACGTTTT